TATCAAAGGTTGTCGGCCCGCCTTGAATCTTCTTAGGAGTCGTTCCAAGCAACGCAACTTCTAAGTCATCCTCATAGTTTCGCTTAGAAGTGACAATATGTGCAATCTTGTCATACTCCGTTATACGATCCTTCAGATCCTCAGTGTAAATCTTCCGTAATCCCGGTGCTAATACCGAGCTAAAAGCACCTGTAGAAGTAGGAGTAGGCATTTAAGTTTTCACCCCCTTCCTTTAGGCTGCCCAACCAATGTAAGAAGCAAGAACAACAGCGTAAACACGTCCATTAACATCACCAGAAGCATCCTTCAACCCAATAACCTTAACCCTCACGTCGGTAGTATCACCAGCATCAAACGCCCACGGAGTATCAGACTCAGTAGTACGCTTGATAACGCCGCAACGCAAACCAACATGAGAAGCGCCAACGAGAGTTAAATTACCATCAGCCGCAAGAACTAAATTACCCTCAAGAATCGTACCTGGAAGTACAGGAGTAAAACTTACTGTCTTGTAACTGCCACCTGAAGGTGTATTATTCTGCCCGGCTCTTGTAGCAACGCCGTAAATCATGTTTACATCAGCGCCGCCCTCGGCCATTAATCCATTCGCGTTTCTAGTTAAAAGAGCACCAATCTTAAAGGTTGAAGAATTTGCTTCTAGATTTTCCCATGCGTAAAAAGGCTCAAAAGCTACTTCAATCGCCCTAACTGTCTGCGTAGCCATCTAGTTACTCACCCCCTCATTTCACCTTTAGAGTTTCTGAAAGTTGCTTTGTCGAGTCGTCAACTTTAAGTCCAGCCGATTCTGCCATACCCTTCCAATTTTCATTCGCCGAAGCGATGCGATTAGCGTTCTTCCTCTCCTTCATTGCCATAAGCTTCTCATAACGCGCATGGGTTAGACGAGCAAGAACAAGATCGCCATTCACACGCTCACCAACAGCATTTGGTGGGACAAGAGCCGATTCCTTATGCTTTGCCCCAAGGATTTCATAGCCATATATGGCCTTCATGCGTTCAAGGTTTTCTGGCTTCTTATTTAGCCAACAGTAATAATGCTCTTCTCCATCATCATCTTTTTCCTTATTAACAACGTGAAACTGATCAATTTGGTCTAAATCTTCAACTAAGTCAATTAATGGCTTATTCACTTTTTCTCCTTCCTATTAGAACCAATTTCAATTTCTTCAGCATGGTCATACTGCTTCCAAAGCTCAGGAGAAATTCCCATCCTTTCAGCGACGGTCCTTTCATCCTCACTAAGCTCGACCTTCGCGGGTTTTATTATGCCAGAAACTCTTTCTTGCTCAAGCTGAGTTTTTCTGGTTCTTTCGGAACGCTCATTATCTTGTTGAGTAATCATATCATCAGCATACGATCGAGTAAGTCGCCAAACAGCATCAATTCCCGCCGCTTCTGCAAGAACACGAGGATCAGCCTGAGCTTTCACCTTGTCATAATAGGGTTTATACTTAGCAAAAGCCTCTACCCCAACACGATCACGAAGTTTCATTTCTTCAACTTCAATCCTGGCGATAACTGCGTTAGGATCAGGCTCACTAGTCTTTTGAGCCTTCTCGACTAAAGGAGCTACCTTAGCCTGATAAAATGCACTCATCGCTCTGACAGGATCACGATAGAAGTCATCCGCTGTAATGTCTAACTCTTTCGTCGGCTCTTCTTTCTTCGGCTCAACCTGCTTATTTTCCCTAACAGAATTTGCAATGTTTTGCATAGATTCAAGAATTGCCCTATCACGAACCTCAAGCCGCTTCTCAAGCTCTTCCAATAACTCTTGCTTACTTAAAGGCTTGTCAACTTCCTTAGCCGCCTCAATCGCTGCCGCTGCCGCCGCTGCTTCTTCCTCTGGCGTTGTCATTGTTACTCCCCTTTCCCTCTTAGAGTATCAATCTCATCGAGGATTTTGTCCAATAAATTCGCCTGCGCCGCAATGACTGGCCCATCGGCAGCATTCGCCGGGGTAAGAGCCCTAAAACGGCCTATCAAATTCTGATAAATCGGGTCAATAACCTCCCCTCTTATAATTTTCCAGGCTTCGCTCTTAACCAAATCGTCAATTAACTGCTTCCTCTCTTCACTCATGCAATAGCCACCGATTGTGCGTTAGGATTAGGTTCAGAAACTACTTCTTGAAGAACCTCCACTGTCGGACCCTGTGGAGGAATCCTTCCAGCAAAACTCTCCATCCCAAGTTGAAAATCTTGTTGAATTTGCATAGGTGAGCCACCTTGTCTTACAAAGTCAAGCGCAGCCGCCACGTCAACAAGGAATTCATCAGGGTTGGAAATATCATAGGATTGAACAACTTCTTTGAGAATATTGTAAGACGACCTTGCAAGCTCAACAACCATATCTTTAATCTGGTCAGGCATTTGTGGATTAACCATAACTTGCATAGCTATATTAAGAACCTGGCCGTAAAATCCTGTTATCAAGTTGTGAAGAGCAAGAAGTCCCTGACGTTGACTTTCTTTATTACTCGAAGCGGTAGAAGGATTAACCTGAATAATGAAATTCTTTTCAACTTCTTCCGGCGACATTGAAAGAATTTCTCTGACATAAATCTCATCTTCAGGAGATAAAATTTCACTTAAGTCAACACGAGGTTTAAATTGTTGATAAAGCTGAGATATGCGAATGCCAATCTTAGAAAACTCATTTCGCATGAGTCGGATAACCATATCAAAACGACGATTTCCTTCTTGAAGAACAGAAAGAGTTGTCGTCGCTGCAACACGAGGATTATCAAACTCACGGCCTAATTGGGGATCGGAAATACCACTAAGTCGCTCACCATAATCCCTAAGCAAAGATTCGTGGGTAAAAGACGAGGGAGAAACATCACCGAGCTTTTCAGGAATTAAATCACTATCAGGATTATCAAGCAGCATCATCTTTCCGGGCCAAATCTGTTCACCCTTCTTAATTCCTGAACCCTTACGACCCTTCCAGAATCTTGTGTTAGCAATAGTAATATTATCAGCGCGTTGATTAATAAAGCTGGTAATAGCTTCCTGAATCTGCCAAAGAAGCTGCGCTAACCCTTCGCCAGAAGAACGATTATCACTATCCCGATAATAATAAAGGCACTCAACTGGCCGTTGCCCATGAAAGAAGAAATTAGAAGTTACACGAATAGGCAAACCACTTTCATAATCCCAAAGAGCAGTTAATTCTTCACGAAATCCATCATCATCAATATCAAAGGAAACATGAGTTTCATAAAGAGTAATAACTCGAGTCTCAGCCCAAGCAAGTTTCCGAAGGGCATCCGACTCCTGCATATCTTCTGGAAGTGCCTTTAAGCAATTCTCTACAATTTTCTTCCCATTACTCGCTAAACCATTCTTCTCCCGTTCTAAAATATCTCCGGCTCGCATGAAAACACGATGAGAATTCCACGGCTTTTCATTCGCCGGCTCTATTCCCCACGGTTCCAACCAATTTTCAAGTTGAATTGGTGTAGCACAAGGTTGATCCTTCAACTTTTTAATAAGCGAAACTCGTTTCTTAGTTTTTGTATCGTAGGTTAAAATCTTCTTAATAACTTCAACCCAATGAATCTTAACAGGACACTTACCGAAATAAACTACCTGATCTGAAATTTGTTCAACAACATTTGGCAAATCTAAATCATTCTTCCTAGCCCACTCAAGAAACTTCTCCCACGGTTTCGCGTAGGCTGTGTAAGTGCTGGATGTAGCAGTTACCATCCAAAAGGGCTGCGGCCCAAGAAGTGTGTTAACAATGCGAGCCTTTACAGCATCGCCCGCAATTCTGATAATTGGAGCAACAAAATTTGACGCCCCAGGCCACGGAAAAGTTTTCACCTTAATCGCCGGCTTCGCTTTAATCGCTCGACGAAGTAGCCTTAACTCTTGAAAATACTCATCATACGCCGCAATTGCCATGCGGTGCTCTTCAATTAAATAGGCCATAAGCCGTTTGACAGGTTCACTCTCGGGATCAAATGGCTTATAAAAAGCCTCTTCAACCATAAATTCTTCTTTTAACTTACGAGCCATTACCTTCCCTTAACCCGGATATATTTTCCTGTATCTGTTAAACGCCCTGAACGGTACATTCCGGCAGCCGCGCCTATTGCCTGCTCACGGGATTTTCCTTCTTTCATCATGTGCGCAGCCTTGACAAACACTTGTCGAGGAAGCCTCCGCGATGCTGATTTAGCTCCGCCAGCCATTAATAACCCCTCCCTACGCTCTGTTGATTTCCATACATCATTGGTCCCAACATCTGAATTAAATGAATAAAATTTTCAAGACTCGGCTGCGCCCCTGGCATTCCCATCCCACTACCCATTCCAGCACTACCCTGACGAGGCATCATCGGTGGCATCATAATACGAGAGCCACCAGTTTGGAAAGTTTTTGGCAAATCTTCTTTAGCCTGACCGCCCTGATTCAGAGCACTCATAGCTTTAAGGATTCCACCCCAATCCACCCCTCCTGATTGCCACCCACCATAAGTTGAAGAGGTTCCAGTATTTGCTGCTTGACGTGAGGCAACGTCGGGATACGCACTCATGTAATCTTGATTTGACCATTGAGGAGACATTTCCATATCGCCATAAGGCATTACTTTTTATCTCCTAAAAGGATTCTAAAAAGATTATCATTCAAATCTTGATACATCCCTTCTTCATCCTTCCACCACCGCGCTCCACAACGCTTTCCCCCTAAATCACGAATGTCAAGATGTAATCCCGGGTTTTTCCAAAAAGGATATACACCAATTCCAGTGAAAGGGAATCGTTCAGCAGCCATAAACTGATCGAATAAAGCAACACCACGAAAATCAATATCAACAGCCTTCCCGTCATAATGTTGACTAT